TGCTCAGATGAACACCGACGGCTTAGTCAAGCTTGGTGGTGTCATGGCCGCAGGTGGTGTCATGGGTACACTTCTTGGTCCTGGTAAATCAATGAAAGCGGGATTTGGAATGTTCGCTCTAGGTGCTGGCATCGGTGGATTCTTTGCTGGACTTGCGGCAGGTGATGCGGCCGCAAGTTATCTCTCAGCAGACGGTACGACACTGCGCAATATAATGGTCAATCTTGCTGAAGGTCTTGGTGCTTTTGCTGGTGCTGATTTAGCCGTTCTTGGTGGATTGCTTGCAACAGGCGGATTGCTGGGTGCAACTGGTATGGCAGGTCCAGCGGCTACTGGACTAGGGCTACTCGGTGTTGGCATTGGTGCATTCTTTGCTGGAGTTGCAGGTGTAACTGATCTTGCTGGAGCACTTGGTGCCGATGGATCAGGTCTCAGAGATATTATGGTTAATCTTGGAGCAGGCCTTGCGGCAATATCGTCAGATGAAATAAGCATGTCGAAGCTTCTTGCCTTTGGTCCTGCGGCGGTTTCTGTAGCGGCTGGACTAACGGCACTAACAGCGGGTGAACTGATCAGTGGTCTTGGTAACTTCGTTAGTTCTTTGTTTACTGACGAAAACACCCCTAGTGTATTTGAACGTATTGCAGGCGATCTTAAAGTTTTATCTGATATTGATGTTTCAAATCTAAAAGGATTCGATCAACTTGCTGATTCAATGTTTAGACTGGGTGATGGCATCGATAAGATTGCTAGTGCAGATATGGACGATTTTCAAGATAACATTGAAGAGTTGGGCAAATCAGTCGCTTTTGCAATACCTATCTTCGACAAGATGTGGAATGGTGGTAAGCTTGGTGAAGGATACTTCGATGGTTACAGTGAAGTTGACTTTGGTGAAGGCTTAAAATCTTCTCCTGTACCCAAGATCAGTGCTGTAATGACACAAGCCGCAGAAATACCAATTAGTAGTGCAGTAGAACAAAGAACAATGAGTTCTGTTGGTGAAAAGTCTGGTAACGTCACTGTAATCAACAACACTAATGCTCCAACAACAACTACGAACAACACTACAACAGGTGGTGGAGATGCACCTCTACCACAGCCTACTCAATCAAACGGATCGCGAGCCGACGCTTATGCAGGAGCATAAAAAAAGGGAGCCAAAAGGCTCCCTTTTCATTACGAAGTTATCAATCTTCAGCGGCGAGTTTCGCAAAGTATGAAAGAGTATCTTCTTCGCCATCATCCGATAAATTGGCTGCCGTTACTTCAGGTTCCACGGGAGTTGCTGATCGAATGGGAGTTGGCTCACGAACGCTTGCTAAATCATTCTCTGCCTTCACAGTGCGAGGAGCAGACTCACCAAGCACAAGAGCAAGACGAGCCTTCAGTTCATCATAAGTCTTGTACTGAGCAGGATCAGTAAACTCGTTCAGATCATAGAGTTGATCATAGACCTGTTCAAGTTCACCATCGTCACCATTTAGCAGAGGAGCAGGAGATGCAAACTCTGACTTGTCATAGTTACGATAGCCTTCGACGTTACGAATCTTCAGCTTGAACGAAGCGCCTTCCCAGAAGTCGAACGGGTTGACTGGATCTTCGTCCTGAAACTGCGGTTGCATTACGTCCATGATCTTATCAAAGATTTTCTTACCGAACGTGTAGAGGAAGACTTTGCCTTCGTTCTGAGGGTTAGCAGGATCAGATTCGACAAGAACGTTTGCAACGTAGTGAAGACGGCGCTTCTGTGCACGTGCAGTTTCTTTATCAGCCTCTACACCAGAGTTCCAGAGACGAGAGTTTAGCTCGCCAACAGGATCTTGCTGACCAATCGAAGTCAAAGACTTTTCAATATACCACTGACCAGTGGGACCTTTAAAGCCATGATCCCAGTATCGAACCCAAGGCAGTTCGTTGCCTTCGGGTGCAGGTAGAAAACGCAGAACAGCGTAGCCATTGCCTGCTTTATCAACGGTGGGCTTCCATTGACGTTCATCGACGTAGGACTTCTTTTCGGTGGGGGCATCACCTGCGCTTGCGGCAGAGACGAGGTCAGAGATAGAATTGCGATTACGCTTGAGATTTGAAAAAGACATATGTGTTTCCTTGTATAAACAGTGTATTAAGTTTTATCCACTTTATTCATAATGTAAGAGTAGTATCATACTATAAAAAGAGTGAAAAGTCAACCTTCTCACTCTTCTATTTATACTACTTAGTTTTCGAAACATACTCATTGATTTCGATAGCCAACTCTTTGATGGCTTCGAAAGATGGGTACTTAGGCAGAGTGGGATACTCTACTGGTTGCCCTTGATCGATTTGACTGTGATACTTCTGCATCAAGTCATCTTTCTCACAATGAAAACTGTCAACGAGCATATCTTTTGCTACGTTGAACATTTCAAAACGAAGTTCGTATGGATTAGACATAATAGTCTCCTGTGTGTTGTGTGTTATGCATCTAGGTCAACTTTCTGCCAGATAGAGTCCGCAGTAAATTGATATGATCCTAGATACTCTTTGTTCCAAGCCTGAGGTTCAATCAGACTTAGAGTTATTGCACCACTTTCGATTCGATACAGATGATATGTCTGTCCTACTCGTGGCACAAAATTGTACTGCGCTTGATAAATCATTTCGTTGTCTTCCGCCAGCTCCAATAGTTTATTATATTCTTCGTTTAAGAGAGCTATTCTGTTTTCAAAATAATTTCTAGCGAGAGACCCACGCTCAGATTTAAAAAGCTCAGTGTTAGGTAGCGTTATAGCGGGTGCGCTTATATTATCGCCATATGGCAATAACGCTTTTTTCTTTTCTGACATAAGCGAAAAGACCACCATTCGGTGGTCTCATCTTTTCCTAAGTATTTACTTAGGCGGCTGCCATAGCACGATAGCCAGCGGCGATTACTGCACGAGTCGGAGCACCAAGACGATACTTCGATGCACGAACACGACCGCGGGAATCTTTGGTACCCTCGTTCAAGTAAACAGGATAACCTTCCATACGCAGGCTAGACACGAGTGCAGTTGGGTTAGCAACGCTAAAACGTGAAGCGATCTGCTTAGAGGTTAGTTGTTCGCCTTGCATGAATGCGGCGAGTACTTTTGCTTGCTTTGACATAATAGTCTCCAGTTAGTTAATGATATAAACCACATAGTTTTAAGAGAGATGTGGCAGTTCTCTATTCGAATGGTAATTCATTTCCGCGTGGCAGAAAGTTTAGTTTCATAGCCTCAGCCTCGATCTTACTTTTGATCGGACCTGCAATAAACTTCTTTACATCGACTTCATCAAGGTTGTTCTTTTCACAGAAGTACAACACGGCATCGATGTAACTTAAATTTTTAAGTCTGACAATCTCCTCGATTCGCTTCGCAAATTTAGGCTTTGTCATAACTATACTACCAACTGTCATTCGATTTCTCCCCAAATTGCTCCGATGTCTCTGTAGTATGTACCTTTGGTTCTTACAATACAACCATCTTTATCATACGCTGGCGCGATACAGACAGGAACAATTTTGTTTTCTCGGCGCTCACCATAGTGTGAATCAAGCCAGACACCACTCTTAAGATAGGTCTGCATGTTATACACGTATGTACGCGCGGTTATTTGTTCTTGTGTCAGTTTGTCGTCGTTCTTCGACGCAGACACAAACTTTTTCCAGTACTCAATCCACTGCTTCACTTTTGTAGGATGAAGTTTATGATCATCGTCAAGATCAGCAATCGATGGATGAATGGGTGGTTCATAAAACATTTGCTCACGCAGTCTGTCTGACTTTTCGATCATGTCAAACAATTGCTTTTCGAACTGTGCTTTTACCTTCTCAGGCATGTATCCAAGTAGATACGCTTTCCAACCGCTCTTGCCAATCGTAGCAAGAAACACGTCTGGAATTTTAATCGCTTCTTCATAGACTCCATGATCCCAGCCACTGCGATCACGAATCCACTTTTTAGTTGAATGCAGATACTCGCGCTCAGTGACTTCGGTGTGCACATACGCATCACACTCCATCCATGCGGCGATTCGTTCTTCTTCAGTTTCAGCCTTCTTTAGTTTTTCCCAGTTCGGTTCGGGAGTCAAGGTCTTCTTTTTCTTGGGAGTAAACTTAGCGCGTTTCGGCATATCGATCTTCAGTCCATACGTTTTCAATAACAGCGTTTTCTGCTACTTCTTCGGCTTTGCCTAATGAAGTTAGACCCTCACGTAAAATCGCGACCAGTATAGTGTCTCGATAAATCTCAATAAAATAACCATCGTTATCTTTGAGAACAATCGATTCAAGCGTACTGTCATCAGACCAGTAGTTACTAATTTCTAAAGGATCTCTAGCCATTTCTAGGGTCCTGTGCCTGCTCTTTCTTTTTACTTTTCTCTTCGTCAGTAGGAGCGTCTTGATGACTCTGCTTTACAGCGAAGATTTTGTCCCAATTACTTTCAAACACTTTGCGATCAACCGAGAACGGTCTCGGTTTGCTCCCTTTTCCACTCATGCGTATTCCACCAATCTGGGGCATCGCGATTAGTCCATCGAGCAAAGTCAGACTTGGCTTCAATGTAGTAATTGCGATACGATGTTACTGAATCACCTTCGACAATACATTGTGGGTAATGGTTCATCGCCGGTGTCGGCTCAGTGAAGCCTTCACTAGAGAACTTTTCGGGTGGTAGAAGAAGATGATAATTCAACTTTCGATACGACTCGTGGGTTCTACCATAACGATGTTCATACTCACAGTGTAGTGCCGTCCACATGTCATACAACCATCCATAGTTTGCAGATGAGTAACGTACCCACTTAGCAGACGGATGATTGATGTGACAAGCTTTATATAGCTCTTGATTCATGGTGGGATCTGGATGAAAGTATCGCTGAATCTTGCGACCCGCAGTTGATCTACCATACCAGAGTTCGCCATCTAGCACTCGGTGTGCAGTGGACATTAACTGGGCATACTCGACTAACATTTTGACAACATGTTTATCGCAGTGCTGTTCGGCACAAACGATAGGGTCGGGATGCAGATAAAAGACATTCATTCTTTAGGTACTTTCCTAGTGATTGAAAATTTGTATACGTCAGACAAAAGTTTCTTTTCGTCGTCTGTCAGACTATTATACATCTTTTTATCTTTGCGTTCAACCTTACCAACTTTACGCATCAGCTTGGCTTTCTTACCGTTCATTACAACTCCTCTACTGCCTTTGCAATATCAGGGAAATGTTGTTTGAGAATTTCCCAGCACTGCTCTGCTACAACCATATGCTCTTTCTGCGTACCGTTTGCTCGACGCAGTTCACAGTAATGTAGCCACGAACGAAGCGTACCAGCCATGTACAGCGTAGTCTCAGTGTTACCTTCGGGCAGTACAGCACGTGCTTGCTCTTTTGCAATGCCATTATCAAGTGCCCACTTGTACACTTCATTCGCTTTGTTGATCACATCGCGTTGCTTCATATTCCAGTTTTCGTACAGACGTTCTTGCTGTGTTTTATTGCCGCCTTTGCCAAAGTCCTCTGTGTCCTCTAGCTCAATCGAGTTTTGTCGATTCTTAGGATCTTGCAAGCGAGCCTCACGTGTAATGAAATTGTCGCTCACAGCATAGCGTTGACTGAACTCCTGAAACGAAAAAGACCTATGACGAATGATCTGGCGAGAAATGTCACGAGTGGTTTTAATCTCCATAGTGACTGACACCATTTCAAACGGTGACCAATGATTCTCACGAATCAGGTAGCGTAACAGTTTAGCCGCGGTAACATCGTTGTTTTGATTGGCTGGATTACTCACACGAGCCGCGTATGCAATCAATTCATTCGCAGTGTTACAGCCAGTGGACGCACTGGGCGTTGTCATACCCACAAGTGCCACTCTACTCATAGTCTTTTCCTTTATGTTTAATGTAACCAAGGCGAGCCGCTTTTTTGCGGTCCGCCATCACCTGTGCCCGATTGAATTTGCGAGCGTGTTTTGCGACCAGATTGTTAATCGTCTTTTTCTCTGTAGAAGACATGATCGTCAATCACCATTGTTTGAGTGAAACTATTTATCCACCAAGGGCTAGAATAGTCTGCATGATAATACAGACTTCCGTTTGTAATGTCAATAGGCTCCTCTTCAGCAATTGTGGTAACCAGACTTAAAATCGAAGCATACGTTTCTTTGTCTTTCGGTATATCACTCAAGCCATCACACCACCAAGAGAAGTGACACTTGTTACGCACAGGCAGTTCGTTGCCTTTCCAGTTTGTATACGTGGGCCCTTGTTGAATCACATCACAGATAGTGTTCGGAAATCGAGGACTGTTCACTCGATTCAACACCACTTGAGCAACAGCAATTTGTCCAGCAACGGATTGATTTCTCGATTCAAAGTACGAGTTAAGTGCTAGACACTCAAGTTCTCTCTCATTGTATTTAGAGACCTCCGGTTCAAGAGGCTGAGAGAGAGATGAGAGAGGCACCTCTTGAACCGGAGGGTTAACTGGTTCTTCAGGAGTGGCAGTACCGCTTGGCAAGTCGTAAATGAAACTAGCGACTATGGCGGTGAACAGAATGATGACACACGCAACGCCACCCCAGAAAAAATTTTCATCGTTTAGATCAGACTGCATTACAAACCCAACAAACCTTCAACATAAAATAGTGCTTGCATGTTTTTACCACCGACATGCCACTGATACTTAACGCCCGAGCGAGAAAACTCGCCGCCATCGTAATCTTTCCAATCATAGATTGTAACAGGTCCATACTCAGACATCAACTCCCACTCAGTATTTACTTTACCGTCAGCAGAAGGATTTGAGTACGTGGGCTGACCAAATGTCTCAACCAACTGTTGATATGTAGCAGAAACATAACCTTGTAAAGAAGTACCCATCATCTTATCTCCCTAACATTCTTGCACAAGTCAGAAACGAATGATCGGCTAGACAGTCACTCCAGACAAAGTAAACATACCAGCCCACCATAAAAACAAGTATCGCCAGAGCAGTGGCATAGATGCCAACTTGTAACCAGTCTCTCATGCCACCTCCGGAAGAGGCGCCAATTCTCCTGCCGCCTCTTTCTTTGCGAAGTATTGTTCTAATACATCGATATCTTCGAAGGTGAGGAGTCGCATTTCAGAGCGACCCTCTTCGTTTTGAGACCAAGAACGCTCACCGAACGGAGTCGCATCCATGTTGTACTTACGTGCAATCTGCTTGCACATGAGTTCGTCACGGTCTGACATGAGAGCGCAGTAAATGGGAGATTCCCACTCATCGCAGTGATCCGACTCTTTAAAGTCGATATCATCGACCAGAGTCTCACCAATGATGTACTCCTTAGAGTAGTTTGAAGAGTGCTCAATGCACTTCGCGACACGCGCATAGAACGACTTGTCCTGCGCTTCTTGCAGGGTCACATCGACGATATAAGTTTCGCCGCCTTTGAACTTCCAGTACTGCGGGCACTCGCCCTTACCGTCCCAGTCATGGGCGCCGTAGTTCTCGCAGAATTGGGTTTGGATAACAAGTTTCATAATCAAAGCCTCTCTCTAACTTACGCAGTAATTATCTCAGAATTTAGTCAGTCTGTCAACACTTTTTTTAGACTTTTTTGTTCTAAGAATATAACCGAAAAGATGGTGCCAGTATTGGGTTAGATAGGGACTGGCAAAACCTACTCGCAAGGTTGTTAACCCTCGCTACAGGCCGACCTACTGTTTTCAGTCTCCTGCTCTGTAAAAAAGATGGGGTAGTGCCACATAGCAATCAGTAGCAATTTTCGAAAGCACATCCCCATCAAAAAACTTAAACCCCTAACACGTCCTCAGCGAACACGTCCATGATCTCCTGAGGAGACAGACCAAACTGACTCAGTTTGGCGATGAACTGATCTTCATCGATCATACCATCAGCCAGAGACTCAACAACGTCCAAGACGTACTCACCAGCCGCACCGCGGCAGTACCACTTTACTTCACTCATTACTCTACTCCCATAATAATACCAATACGCTTTTCTTTGTTGACACGAACTGTCACAGAGTCACCAATTCGACGGCGAGGTTCGCCGACAACATCAAGGTAACGCAGAGTCTCAGTAACTCGCTTACCGTACTTGGTGAACTCGACTGAGTACGGATTCCAAACATAAGTAGGCATTTTAAACATTAAGCGACCTCCTTAGGCGCAAACAACTTAGAGAAACCTTCGACCAGAAGATTATAAGAGAATATCTCATATCGCCAATCATAAGCTTCGTAAGTATCGATTTCAGCTTTCTCGTAACGCTCCTCAAAACCTTTAAGAGCGGCAAGAGTATCTTCAGTACCCATGAAACCTTTGATGATTCGAAGAGCCTGTTTGAAGTCAATCTCGTTCTCAAGACCTTCGCGATCAAACTCAGTTTGGTAAATAATTCTAGCCATAACAATTTCTCCTATCTCTCAATTACATGGTAATTATCGCAGGATCTGGAGAAAAGTCAACAGCTTTTTTAGACTATTTTGCTATATGTTTAGAACTTTTTAGAATAAGTAAGGAAATCAAATACTTACGATTTTGGGGAAAAGTATCTCAGTCATGAAATACCTCGCTCTCTCAGCACCAATCTTGTGCTTCAGAGCGGCGTAGGTCCGGGGATTGGACGCTTGTTTCTCGCAGTACTCGTTCTGTCGCTCGATGACCAGTGCTTTGGCGGCAGGCGTATCGACGTGTACTGAGGTATCAAGTGCATTAAAGTACTCTTCGAACTTAGTCAGCGATAGCTCAAAGAACGGCTCGTATTCATCTTCGTGTGGACGGAGAGCAATGAAGTCATCAGAGAACACCGTAGCCCACTCGGGCAGAATACGATCAGAGTTCCATTCAGTATCGTGCCATTTGGTATCATACAGAACGGGTGAGTAGTCTAGAAATGCACCACCAATCTTACCAGTCTTCTCGCTACCAACTACATCAAAGCCAAAGATGGGTGCGGCATCTCCTTCATGTGGAAAACATGTGACATGGGCTACAAGCAAGCCTGCTTCAAAGAATCGTTCGATGTGCGCTAGACGAAACTTATCACCTGACCATCGATAGTTTTCCCAACAAAAGTCTTC